ATAACAGGGAGCGGGTATTGATTGGATTGAGTGGTAATTATTACAATCACTATTTAGGCGTGATGTTTGAATACGGAACCGCTCCACGTATACAAGAAAAAACTGGAAGGTACACGGGGGAGCTAGGAACACAGCGGGCATTTATGCGCCCAGCAATGGACCAAAACAGAAACCGAGTAATCGAAGGTATCAAAAAAGGCGTTGATCAAATCATTGCCGATTTAGCAAAGAAAAATAACTTAATATATAAATAACCATGGCAACTACTGGACCAGTAAACGGCACGCTTATAAGCATCTATAAAGATGTAAGCGGTACCCCTGTAAAAATCGCAAACGCGACTTCACACTCTATCGACATTTCAAAAGATATGATCGACGTAACCAACAAAGACAGCGCAGGCGCAAAGGAATTTATCGCGGGCGAGTATGGCTACACGTTGAACGTTGAAGGTATCTTTGAAGAGGACGCGTCTGTATCTACAACAGGCCAATCATTCAAAGACTTGTTGACCGATCTTTTGGCAGGTACTTCTGTAACTGTTGTAATGACTACCAACAGCAGCACAGATCAAAAATTAACAGGCGCAGCTTTCTTTAGCAGCTTAAGCCTTAGCGCCCCCAACAATGACAAAGCAACTTTCACCGGTACTTTGCAAGGTTCAGGCGCTTTGACTATCGGCACCGTTGCTTAATTAATTTTCTTATATTTGTGGCATGAACCACATTACCATTGGGGGTGTTCAGCACCCCCTTTTGTTTAACATGAATTCGCTGCGCAACGTTATGCAGTTGGCAGGAATGGAAAATTTCGCAGATCTAAACCTGCAGAAAGACCTCGCTAAATCTATGGACTTCGCACTGGCTTGCGCATTCTATGGCATTGTTGAAGGCTACGAAGCCGAGGGCAAAAAGACGCCATACACTAGCGTGCAGAAATTGGGCGCAGCCGTTAAAAAGTTTACAGAGTTAAGCCCTGCGCTCGATGGATTCACGGCAGCCGTTACAGACTTTTTTAGCACAGACGAGCCAGAGGGAAAGTAAAAGCCAAGGGCGACAGCGCACCGCTAACTTGGCGCAAAATTGAGCGCATCAGTTACGGCGAACTCGGACTGTCTGAATCTGAGTTTTGGAAATGCACCCCACGCTTTTGGCGTTTGAAATTGGAGGGCATGCGTGAAGCGCAGACGCAAGCCTATAGAAACCAGTGGGAAATCACACGCTGGGCAGTTGCTACAGGTATGGCGCCCCACTTAAAGAAACCCATTGAGCCGAAAAGGCTGTTAACATTTCCTTGGGAAGAGCCCGAGTTTTTGTCTATTCACGAAGCGCTTAAACTATATTCGCATGTCTTTGATAAGTTAACCCCAGACGCCAAGGCATGAGCGCACCCATAAAAATAGTTTATAACATTCTCAGCAACAACTCAGCGCTCACGGCCTTAGTTAGCAGCAGGATAAACCCCATACGTATACCGCAAGAGTCGGCATTCCCTGCAATCGCTTACAACTTAGTTAGCGTTATTGCATCACCTACCAACACAAGCCACAGCCGTACAGACTTTGCACGGGTGCAGGTGAGCAGTTTCGGCACTACGTTTGCGAGCGCCACAGCGGTGGCGGCAGCAGTGCGCACAGCATTGGAGGCGGTAAGTTTGCCGGGTACTTTTAACGGTGCGAAATGTCAGACTATTGAGTTTGATGGCGAGGTGCATCTAGCAGAAGATGAGGCAGGGTTTGCGGGAATCTTTCACGTTGCTCAGGACTTTATAATTAACTATACACGATAATGGCAAGGTCCTTAAATATAGTAATTGGCGCAAACATTGAGAAGCTCAGAGCGGGTTTTAATGATGCGATTTCAGTGATCAAAAAGGCGGGCGGTGAAATGTCTGCCGACGTGGCGAAGAGTGCAAAGAGCATCGAGGAGAAGTTAGCGGCGATTGCGACACGTAACCCGACGATGGGAACTGTTAGGCAGTTGACACAGTTGGCCATGGAGGCCCGGGCATTGGGTCCAGAGTTTGCCGCTTCTGCTGACCAGTTTATCCGTGAAGCGGGTAGAATTAAAGATTCTATAGGCGACGCACGTGGGGAGGTTGCATACTTTGCAAGTGATACCCGTAGGCTCGATGCTGTATTGGGTGGAGTGCAAGCAGTTGCCGGGGCGTTCGGAGCATTGCAAGGGGCTACCGCTTTGCTAGGTATTGAAGATGAAAACCTTCAAAAAACCATGGTAAAGTTGCAGGGGGCCATGGCTATAGTGAGTGGGGCGCAAGCCATACAGAACGCACTGCAAGCTGAAAGCGCCGTAATGATTGGAATACAAACAGCCGCCACGAAAGTGCAGACCTACGTTATGGGCCAAGCAACGATTGCGGCACGCGTTTACTCTGCGGCTTTGTTGGCTACGGGTGCGGGTGCTATCATTGTGGCCATTGGTTTGGTGATCACCATGTTTCAAAAAAGCGGCAAAGCTATTGAAGAGGCAAAGGTAAAACTGGCAGCATTAGAAAAACAGCAGGAACGTGGTTTAACTTTAGGCCAGCGCAGAATTAAAGAAGAAGAGCGAGCACTTGATTTGCTTGTAAGTAGAGCGCAGGCAGAAGGCAAAAGCGAGCAATATATTTACAACCTTAAAAAGGCAAGCCTTGAAAAGCAAAAGGCAATATATAAGCAGTACGGAAAGGAAGCACTTGATTTACTTTTTGAACAACGTGCGCAGGAATTATACACAGTTGAAGCCAACAGTAAAGAGGCCACAGCCATAAGAAAAAAATATGCGCAACTTGAAAACGATTTAAGGTATTCAATCAATAACGAATATCAGGGCAAAGTTGTAGCTCTTGAAATTGAAAAAAATCAACTGCTGTCTAATGCTCGAAAGAACAATTTAAAAGATCACAAACAAGATCTAGACGATCAAGTGAGCGCCGAGGAATTGGCTGCCGTTCGGATTGCCTATTTGAAGAGTACCGGGGTTACTGAAAAGATTCAAAACAATGAGCGCCAAGGTCTGAAGGTAATTGATCCTGCGCCGATTGATATTAAGGCACCTCAAAAACTTGAGCACACATTTACCCAAATCGATTATGCTATGCAAAACCAACTTGCAAAGCAGGAAGAATACGAGCAGGGATTCAAGAAGTCAATGGAGGGAGTTAACCAGGCGTTTAATAGTTTGACAGCTGACGGACTCGAAGCGTTCGGCGTATTGTTGGGCGACATCATGACGGGACAAGTTGGAAGTTTTCAAGATTTTGGCAAGAAATTACTGGGTGCGATTGCAGGATTTATGAAATCGTTTGGTCAGGCGTTAATTGCCACGGCGACAGCATCAAAGGCTTTTAAAGAGTTGTTGATTTCAAACCCTGTGCTCGCAGCTGCCGCGGGTGTGGCATTGGTTGCGGGTTCGGCCGTAATTACAAACATGCTGAACAAAGGCCCAGAGATGACAGCCTTCGCCGAGGGTGGTATTGTTAGCGGTCCGACGTTGGGGCTTGTGGGTGAATACCCGGGCGCAAGTTCAAACCCTGAAGTAATTGCACCACTTGACAAACTTAAGGGCATGCTGAACACAAACGATCAAAGCGGATTTGTAGCAAGTACATCTATACAGGGTAGAGATTTGGCAATTGTTTTGGAACGATATAACAAAGACAGAAATAGGGGATAATGGCACGCATTTACTACGGCTTATTTAAGAGCATTCAAGACGTTGATTATAGGGTTGAGTTGTGGGATGCGCCAAGCGGAAGCACAAGCTCAGGCACCGAGTTAAAACTTGCGGGCGAAGGCTTTGTAATTGATCGCGAAGGTGAAGGCACTGCAACCTATGAAGAATTTTTAAGGCCATCACGCTGCTCTACCGAGTGGATCATGCCAAACAATACTGTACTGGCTGACTTTATTTCGATTAGCACAGAGGCCGAGAACAACTGGGCTATGATTGTTTATCGTGAAGATGTACCTATTTGGATTGGCAGAGTTATTGCGGATCAGATGACACGCCTAAGGGAAGCCATCCAAGCGAAGCCACAAATAAAACTTGCGGCGGTCGATGGCTTGGAATTGTTAAAAGGCTTTCGGGTTTCTGACACGTGGTTTACTGATGGCATTATTACAGGCTCTTATCTATTCCGCAAGTGCCTGGAGCAAATCGAATTGAGTGAGTACTGGGTTGTGTTGGGGATCAGTACAAATTATTTCTATGATGCGGCTTTGATGTATTCAAGCGATGCGGCTTTGAAAGGTATTCATTTGCTGAGCTTCAACGTTAACGCCTTTGTCAAAAACTTTGACCCCATGAAGGACGTGCGGGCTATTGATGTTGACGCTGCCTATTACGCCGACAGCAATATGCTCACCTGCACCGAGGCAATGGAGCAAGTTTGCAGCGCTTTGCAAGTTAGATTTATTCACGAAATGGCAGGCTATTGGATGGTGCCAGTGAACGGTTATTTTAACACCACGCTCGCCTATCGCCGCTACTCTTACACGCTCGGCTACCAAGGCACCGGCACCTATACCCACAGGCAGACATTGGCAAGCCCACGGCCGCAATGGGAAGCCAAGCCATCACTGTACTATCAACCCGCTGCAAAGTTGGTGCGCATAGATACAGAGCGCAGGCTTGCAGGCAGTAACTACAGGACCTATGCAAACCGAACGGACGCCGCTTTCAGTTCTATATTCACAGAGATACCAACAGGCAGCACGCCCGACGATGCGCCAATGCGTATAAAGGTATTGACAAAGTTTGGCCGAGCATATCCAAGCGGCTTAGTTGAGAATCAGACACAAATTAATTATCGCATTTATCTGCGCGATAGTGCTAATACGATTTCCTATTTGCAGGATGATGGCTATTGGTCTGCGGCTGTTAATTCATTTGAGGGCAAAGTAGATACTCGCGGGCAGAAAACTACCTGGAATAGTTACATGATTGAGCACCAATGTACGACAGCGCCCACAGGTTATGACCGTCTTTTTGTTGATATTGATTTTGTTTATTCTGTAGTTAGAACCTATTCAAAAAGTAAGGGATGGCAAACGGCAGCCTCAGCAATAAAACCTTTTTGGGGATCTATTCAAGTGGCATTTGCCGACAGCTCAGCCTATCAAAACCCAGACTTTGTTTTTGATATTGAGGAGGTATTCAGCCCAGGCACTACGTCGGCTCTGAACAGTACAGAGATTGATTTAAAACTTGCGCATTATTCGAGCGATTCAAAATATGCGATCGGCAATATATTGGCGTACAATGGAACCACCAATGTGGTGGCTGACGATTGGTATGGCGGTTGGGATTCCGTAACCCATGGCACGCTTACTGAAATGATAGGCACGGCAGTAGGCGGTTGCTATAAAGATTTTTTACAAGTGATCCGTGGCAGTTGGGTAGACAGTGGCACATTGACGGCTATCAAAACTTTGTACTTTGATGGTGGCGCCTGGGTACTGAACGGCTGTAGCTTTAAAGCGAGGTCTGAGGCTTGGGATGGCGAGTGGCTTTATCTAGCGCCGACCTATTCAGGGCTGACGTCAACAGGCGAAGGTTACAAAATTGACCCAAACAAAAACGATGATAAGGTAAACTATGCACTGGAAGCGGTGGCCGACATTAACGGCTCGATAAATTTTGTACCTGAGCAGGTGCTAGAGTTTTTGATTAACGACGCAGAAGGCGCACCGACTGCACAGCCTACAGTAAATACACGCTGGGAAGTAATGCTCGAGTACGTAGATAGTAGCGAGGTTGTAAGGTGGCACATCCAAGAGCACAACGCTTCTGTGGTTTACACCAACGGCACGCACACCATAACAAATGGCTACGAGCTTATTATTTGCAATACTACCGATGGCAATGTGGTGGTGAACCTACCAAACGCAACCGAGAGTAAGGGCAAAAAATACTACTTCATTAAGACAGCCAACCCGCACGTGGTAACTATTAGCGGAGGGTCGTATAATATAAACGGGGCGAGCGCAACTACAATCAATTCGCTATACGGCAGCAAGACGATAATTTCGGACGGCGCCCAGTGGTATATAATTGCAAGCGTTTAATTTGTTAACGAGTCTGCGGTAGGCCTTTTGTAAATTTGGCGTATGGCTGTTGCTTTATATACTGGCGAAGATGTTACCATTGCCATCGACTTGGTAGACGACGCTTTTTCTTTAATGGCCGACGTCATTGTAGGCGTAGTTATTAACGACGTTTTAAAAATTACTTTCAAGAAATCACAGAGCACAGTTACTGCTATCAGTGGTTTCCCAAATCAATGCTCAGTTAAATTAACCCGCGCCGTAACTAAGGAGTGGGAGGCTGGCATGCTTTCAATGGAGATAACAAAAGTCTTTACAGATGGGTCTTATCCTTTGGGCAAGCACGTGATCTATAAGGATAATATTGTACAGTTCAGCAACGCCCTTACAAAAAATTCATGAGTAACGATATCATTGTACAGATACCAGGGGCCACAAGTATAACCGTAGACGATGCACCCGCGTCGGCCGTGGTTGTAACTTTCCCGGCATCCACGGAAGTGGTAACGTCTGTCATTGATAAAGGGGTATTGTATGGAATCCAAGGGGCGAGCGGTTTGCCGGGTGGTGTTTTAACCGTAAACAATCAGAGCGGAAACGTAACCCTCACAACGCAAGAGATTCCCGAGGTTTCAACAGCCCTATATTATACAAATGAGCGAGTAGATGACCGAGTAAATCAGTTACTACAAGCAGGATCAAATATTACATTAACCTATAACGACAGCGCTAACACGTTAACCATTGCCGCGCAAGGCTCAGTTACTTCTGTGAATGGCGAGGTTGGTGTTGTGGTGTTGGATAAAACGGATATCGGTTTGGCCAATGTTGACAACACTGCCGACATGGATAAGCCAGTGAGCACAGCGCAAGCTGCGAGCATTGCAACCAAGGCAAGCACCACGGCATTAACAAACCATACAACCAACTACAGCAACCCGCACCAAGTTACAAAGGACCAAATCAGTTTGGGCAATGTGCAGAATGTGGACCAAACAGCTGCGGGCAATATTATCAGTGGCACGTTGGATGCTGCTCGATTGCCCATTACGGTTACACTTGCGGGCAATGTGTTCAATGCTGCGGGCAAACTTGTGCAACTCGACGGCAATTTAAAACTGCCTGCTGTTGATGGATCTAACTTAACAAATCTGCCGAGCGGTAACAGCGTCGGCGGTAATTTATACCTATTTTACAACTACTAAACTATGCCTGCAAATACATCACCCATATTCGCACTAACCCCTGAACTCGCATTCGCAACTGTGACTGCGGCAACAACGGACAGAACAGGTGCGACAATGACAAACACCGTCACACTTTTAACAGCTGCAACAAACGGCACGAAAATTACACAGATTGGGGCGAAGGTTGCTGGAACAAATGCGGCAACTTTGGTTTTGATTTTTGTGAGTGATAGCACGGGTGCAAATTTCAAGTTGTTTGATGAGATTGCCTTGGCTGCGGTGACTGCTGGAAATACAACCACATCACAAAGAGCAGTTACTGCCTATTCGGATTTGCAATTAAAAGCTGGGCAAGTGGTGAAGGTTGGAACTACCGTTGCCGTGAGTGATGGGGTAAATGTATTTGCAGTAAAAGGAGATTATTAATATGCCTGACTTTGGTATAATGCGTGGGTTTGCTGACAAGTTGTTTGGCGATAAATTATACGCTGGACAATTGCCGACATTCTTGGGATTAATTGGTAGTGTATCAGTTTTAGTCTTTACATTTCAACAATGGCAATTAATAACCCCACAAACTTGGGATTCAATAACAACAGAAACTTGGAATTAATATGGGAACTTCATTAAACGGATTGACACCAGCCGCCACTTATTCGGGGCTAATAAAATTTGGAGATAATAGTGCTATTGGTGCATCGTTAAAAGCATTATCCGATGGTAATGGGAATGATACCATTTTAAGCATTTCAACAACAGCATTACAAATTGGAGGGGCTACTGGATTACATTGGGATGATACGAATAAAAGGTTGGGGGTTAACACAATTACACCAACGGCTAAAATTGAAATCATAGGAGGGTCAACTTCAGGCACATTTTCATTAAAAATAAAAAAAACAGATGGCACACCTTTATTTCAAATTAGAGATGATGGACAAATTCAAATAGGTAATGGCGTTGGAAGCATTAACACAATAAACGGGGCAGCAGATTTGCCTCAAATCTATGCCTATACAAGCATTTATACAGGAATTAATACAAAGAACGCATCTGCTCGGATGGAATGTGATTCAACTACACAAGGTTTTTTACCTCCCCGAATGACCACAACCCAAAAGACAAACATTAGTACACCTGCTGCAGGATTGGTAGTTTACGATACCACATTGGGAAAACTTTGTGTTAGAACTGCATCGTCTTGGGAAACAATAACATCATCATAATTATATAAATTTACAATATGAAAGCAATTCAAATCAATACTCCCGTTAATCTGACAAGCGGAATCGCGATCCCTTCGGGAAGTGTATGTGTAATCGCAGAAGGTTACGCAGATGTCAAAAGCCAAAAAGACGGAGTAATCCCCGCCCAAATCGCAACCTTTGTTTATGCAAGTTTTCAAGCATTGGCGGAAGGCAAAGCACCGATACAAGGCATTGAGGATTTTAACAGCACTTTTGCAGATTTGCAATTAAGCGTTGCGGATTACGAAACACTCGCAGCGGAAACATTGCTTGTCAATGCGGTTGAGTCAGCACTGGAGGCAATCTATCCGAATCAGGTAGAAGTAATAAGCATTTAATTCTAAAGCAATGACGGCAGTTAAGAAAACCCCCTCCCCAATCCCTGTTTCCTTTGATCAATTTCGTAAGAATCCGATTGCTGCCGTGGCTTTTTGTATGCTTCTGGCTGTTAGCTATTTGTATGTTGACCTTCGCTCGGGGTATAAAGAACAGATTGAAAAGAGCAACCAAAAAATAGATGCGTTGGATCTAAAGATTGACCGCTTGTCGTATGCTCTCAAAAAATCCGATAGTGCATTGGCTGCTGCGATTACCGAGATCCGTATAATGAACACAATGCGTAAATTATGAAACACTATACTTTGATTTTTGCAGCTTGTTTGTGTATCGCCATTGTTGCCGTGCCACAGCCAAAGGGTAAGGCCGTGCCAGTGGATGAGGTTGAAATGATGCTGGAGAAGATAAGCAAGAACTTGCAAGCGGCATCTGTTGCAACTGCTCAGGCGCATGAGATGGGCGAGAAAATGGTTGAAAGTAAGGTTGCGGAAAAGGCCGAACTAAAGCAGGCGGTTGTAGCTGCTGAGGCTAAGGTTGAACAGATGGCAATTGTGCAAGAGGTATTTGTTGCGAAGATGGTAGCCGCTGGCGTAGATACGGCAATGGTAGAGCAAGAGGCAACTTTAAAAGGCCCTGTTTATGATCAATTTATTGAGTACCAAAAGAACGGAGGCGCTGAAGATTTTGAATATTTTAGGCTTTATATCTATAAGTAATGGCAAAGGCAAAAACTACAGCGTCGGCCACGTGGCAACCCAAGCCCAAAAGAAAAAACAAGGGCGTGCATTCTAAGAATAATAAACCCGCTAAAAGGTACCGCGGTCAAGGTAGATAATGAAAAAGATACTCGAAATATTCAAAGGCGATAACGGCCAACTAAGTAGCAAGCGCTTTGTGGGAATCATTGGCGCTTTCGTTCTGTTCGGCACGATGGCACACAATTCAATGTCGCCTCAAGAGATTGCACCCAGTGCGGAATTGGTGGCGGCTGTTGAGTGGGTTACGATATTGACATTGGGCTTTACTTCTGTAGATAAGTTCAGCGGCAAAAAAACAGATGAGTAAAACAAGCCTCTCCGTCCTGCTGTTTGTGCTGCTCTTTGTGGGTGGTATTATGTATGTTGAGTACGCAGTGCCCAGGGGCGAGCAAGTTGTGCACGGGCCTGCTATTAGGATTGTGGAAAAAGACCTCGACACGCTTTATCAAATCCGCCTTAAATACAAAACCCTGCACGATTTAGACACCCAATTAATAACCAAATATGACACGCTTTATTTATCTATTACTGGCGATACTAGCTGTGGCGCCACGCTTCGCCTCATCGCAATGCACCGACAGCTCGACAGCAGCGCAAAGTAATTACTATTTGCTCAAAGGAGCGGAAGCCAGAGAGCAGTTAGCACTGTGCCGGGAGTACAGGAAAGTGGATGCGGAAGTGATTGCGCAACAGGATAAGATCCAGGCTAAACTGCTCGATGAGTTGGTGAAACGCGATGATAAGTATAAGCGCCTGAGATCTGCAACCTACGCACTCGCTGCGGTCTTTTTATTATCTTTACTACTATGAATATAGCAACACTAAAGGCCACGATGGCCGCCAAAAAATATGCCTTCTTTGAAGCGGGTGAGTTCAATCTTAATATTATTGGGGTGAGAAATTCCGCCACGGGCAACAAGGTAACAAACGCCTTCGATGATAAGCTTATTGTAGCCTACAAGCAGGGCGGTGGATGGGTAATTAAAGAGTACCCAATCACTACAGATAATGGCGGAGGGACTGCTCGCCTAGTAGCGAATCAGTACAGAGGTAGCCACGCTATCGGATTGCACCAGGGAAAGTATGAAGCGCTTAAACAATGCGCCCCAGTAACTGTATACCGGGACTACACAAAAGACGGGATCTATCAGACAGACAAAACAGAAACGGGCGTCTTTGGTATTAACATTCACAAGGCAGGAGTTGACAGTGCCCGGGTGGATGACTGGAGCCACGGATGTCAAGTCTTTAAAAAGGTTGCGGACTTCAACGAGTTTATGCTACTAGCAAAAAAAGCGGCCGCCTTGCATGGCAACCGCTTCACATATACTTTGATTGAGTCTAAGGATTTGGTTTCTGCTCTTGATTAGTTAGGGCTGCATTGATCCGTGCGACTGCGCTGGGCTCTTCGTGTTGAATATCTACCACCTCTTCGACGCTGTGCATCCCCATAGTAATTTCGGGAGCGTACAGACGGCCAAAGAAAGCGGCAGCCCTGTATCTCATCATTAGCTCGGGCATAGTTTTCCACTTGCTGCCTGCCTTGCTCACCCACCCTTCAGCGTTTGCCATTGCCATAGTTACGGCGGGGCCTTCCACGGTTTCGCCTGTTGCTTTCTCTGTTGCTACTGCTTTGATTCCCTTATCTAGATCGCCAACAAAACGCAGGGCGGTGAACTTTCCGCAGCCGTTTATCGCAGCGATCACGAAAGTACTGGACCAACTCGGGCGACCGTGGATAATGTGCAAGTTTTGCATAACCATTAAAGGCGAGGCGCCTATGCGGTTTGCAATCTCAAGGGCTACAAGTGTATTTGCTACGTTGCCCTTATACTGTTGGGGTACAAGGTCGGAAGCGCTCAGGGCTTTTGCTTGGCGTTGGGCCAACTCAAAGCTGCTAAGTGGCGCGGGGTTTGTTTCTATTATTTCTGTGCTCATAAATTTACCTTAGTTACTATTTCACTATAGCCGTGCCAGTTGCCGGACTTTTTGCAGAAGCCGTACGTCATTAAATTTTCTTTGTACTTCTGTCGGGCTGCCTTCAAATCTTCATTGCCAATAAAATACCATCCAACCAAATAAGGCGGGTGCTTTTCAACAGCTACAAAAAAGAATCCATTGCAGGGCTTTCCAGTGGCCTCTTCTAAGCCATCGGAATAGAATGCAGCCTGCACATCGTAGCGGTATTTACGGACCGACTGAGCAAATCCCCTGGGGCTTGCGTCCTCTGTTGTCTTTAAATCAATGATTACATTCTCAGACGTCAACCAATCGGGGCGAGCCTTGCATTCAACTTCTGTATCTTCGTCATTCCAATAGATAGGTTGCTCTGCGATTCCGTCTTTTAAAAGATACTGCGCAGTCCGATGGCCTCGCACGCTTTCCATAATGCGCTCTACCATTGTGGCGCTTTCGGCATCCAGTGGCGTGAGGCCTTTGGAGTGCTCGATAAAGTTGGCCCAAATTTCTTTGCCTTCCTTTGTGCGTCGATCGCAATGAGGTGCAACGGCATAACGTTTGCCAAATTCTTGCGGTTCAAATACTGCGCAGTGAGCAGCCGATCCGATGATCAAGGCAGGGGTTTCTTTTTGCGCTAAGGCGTTGGGGTTTAGGTAGCGCTCGTAATAGAGTGCTGGCGCTTTCGCGATGAGATCTAACCCGCTTTTTGATACGCGGGTTGTGTCGGTGTGGTACATCATAACGTTGCAAAAATACAAATAATGTTGTAAATTTGTAGCATATGGATAAAAATATAGTAACAGAGTTAAAAATAAAGGCAGTACAAAAGGGCGTAACCCTGACAAAACTTTGCGCACTTGCAGGCGTGAATCGGTGCGTCTTAACTCACTGGAGCAGAAAGGAGCCAAAGAGCTTAGAAACGTTGAGGAAATTGCAGGATAAACTCGCAGAACTTTGAGTATATTTGCGCCGTTAGTGTGGTGCTAACTGCCTCGGGTTTCGGCTCGGGGCATTTTTTTTTGTAAATTTATTTGGTTTTGTGGAAAACGCCTTTATATTTGCATCCACATAGCACCACATTTATGAGTTTAGATATTATTTACCCAATCATTTTAGCGCCTGCTACCATTGCGGTGGCCTACTGCGCTCACGTAATTCGCCGCAACAAAAAGCGCAGAATTGAAACCCCTGAAGCCGAGCCCTACAAATTTGAGCGCGATGAATTTCGCCCCGAGTTTGATGAGTTCACGCAGATGCTTTACCAACGACGTATGTACAGAGGGAGGGGCGACAAATGAGCATCCGCACTACCATGCTCTGCTTTGTGCAGGCCCTGCTGATCACCTATGCAGGTTTTGTATTTGTATCGGGTCAATTTAACCCGTTGACGTGGCCAGAGAGCGCTCGCTTTTCTTTTATGCTTTGCGTGGCTGCTTTGTATGTTTTAAACCTTGTAATAAAAAACGAAAATGATAATTGAAATCTTAACCGCAGCAACAGCCGGCAGCACGATTGTGCTCGGGCTTGCCATTAACGCCTCACGCGCTCAGGTGCGCGGATTGGGCAAGGAACTGAACCGCAAGACTTTGCAATGTGCCAAGCAATCCACGCGACTGCTTGACCTGCAAGCTGAAGCCAGAGCAGAAAAAGACAAAGCAAAGACGTGGGAAGATCGCGGGCAGGAATGCGCCAAGCGTTTGCTTATTGCTGAGAATGATTTGGCAGCAGCGTTGCAGAAATTGTTTGCACTGGAGGCGAAGGAGTCAATCAGAAGAGAGCAGGCGAGAGTTAGAAAAGCAAGGCATAGGGCGAAAAAGAAAGGGATGGAGCAATGATTGACCTACCAGAACAAACCATATCCCTGCACATTTACAACGCCTGCTTTATGATCACCAACATTGAAGAGCGGGACAAATTGAGAGAATATATCAAAGTTGCCGAGCAGTACGAACTTTCCAGACATTCAATAATAAAGCCAAATGATTACAGACTATTTACAACTATACAGCAGAGCACGCAGGGAGAATAAAGAGCTACAAATGCGCATCCTGCAAATGACATCCAAATATGAGGCCGAGGTGGTAAGGTTGAAAAACGAACTGCTGCGCCCACAGGTGAAATTTACCAGCAAAATGGATGACTTCGCCAAGGTTATGCAATCCGTTTGCATTGCCTGCGATGTAACCCCTGCGCAGTTGCTTTCAACTTCCAGGGAGGGCGACATTAAGGATGCCCGGCATATGTTGGTGTATATTTTGCGACAGCACTACGCCCTAAGATATTCGGAGATTGGCAGACGTTTGGGGCGTGATCACTCGACAGCAATTAACAGTTATCAAAGAATGAGCGAATTTTTGGAGTTTGACAGATCAGTCCAAAAGATTTACAACACAGTAAAGGAGCTGCTCGGGATATGCAATTAAGGCCGTACCAATTGACTGCTGTGGATGAGATTCGCGGGGCATTTAAGGAGGCCAAGCGAGTTGTGCTATGCCTTCCCACTGGAGCAGGTAAAACGGTTGTATTTTCGGAGATTGTGCGCAGAGTGTTGGAAAAGGGGCGTAGAGTGGCAATCATTACCCACCGCAGGGAGTTGCTGAGCCAAGCGGGCAAACTAAACCGCTGCGATATCCTAATGGTGGAGACGCTTAACAACGCAATAAAGAGAGGCAAGGTTGATTTGAGCAGTTACGATTTGCTCGTGATTGATGAGGCCCACATTGGCAACTTTCGCAAAATTCTGGAGGGATTCGACGGCTTTGTGATCGGCGCAACTGCGACGCCAGTAAGTAAGCCACCGATGGCTCAAAGCTACGGGCGTTTGATCAACTCGGTAGGGATTGGTGAACTGATCGCGCAGGACTATCTCTGCAATCCCATTACCTACGCAATGCACCCAGTGGACACTTCAAAGATTGCCAGCAGAATGGGCGAATTTACAGCGCAGGGGTTGGATGACGCTTTTAACCGCCCGAAAATTTATGAGGGAGTTGTGCAGGAGTATGTTAAGAAATGGAGGGATAAAAAGGCAATTGTCTTTTGCGTGAACATTGAGGCCACAATTAATACCGCTGAGGCTTTTGCCAAGGAGTTGGGGGTTGGCAGAGTTTACGCTGTACATTCAAAACAAAGCACATACGAGCGAGCCGATTTAATACAGGATTTTATCACGAGCAAATACGGAATCCTCGTTAACTGCGGAATTGCTACCACTGGATTCGACTGCCCAGATATTGAGGTGGTTGTTGTGAACAGGGCTACCAAATCCGTAGCGCTTTGGCTTCAAATGGTGGGGCGTGGATCGCGGCCGACGGCGAGTAAAAAAGAGTTCACTATCCTCGATTTTGGCGAGAATGTGCACCGCTTAGGATTCTGGCAGGAGGCACGCGATTGGGGTAAGGCATTTGCTGGGATGGAGCAAAAGAAAGGGCAAGGCGTGGCACCTGTTAAGGATTGCCCCTGCTGCGGTGCTGTGCTCTACGCATCCGCTCGATTCTGTGAGTTTTGCGGTGAGGCATTTGCTACCGAAAAGAAGGCCGAGCGCGGTAGTCTGGAATTGATGGCCTACGAAAAGCTCAACGGCCGATATCTGTTTGAGATTGCAAAAACGCCCGCCGATCTATGGGAACTTAAAAGCCGTAAAAACTACAAGCAGGCATTTATTGAGCGGGTGCTGTATTACGCCAATTACTCGGAATTAAGGCGGTTTTGGGATGCAAAAGGCTACACGCAGGGCTATACCAATCGCAGAGAGCGAGAATTTGCTGAAGGTGGCGCAGTTAAAAACTTTATAGTAAAATTATGAGAATAGACTTCAAAGGCTACACGCCAAAACAGTATGCCGTTTTGATAATGCGGCAGGATCTAAAGTATTCAATTAGGGAAATTTCCGAGCGGTTGGGTTACAGCCAGTCGGGCGTTAGGTACATTTTAAGTATGAAAAAATGAAAACATTTGTAATAACAGTTGAAATCGAGCACACAGACAAAAGCTATAACAGCACAGAAATACAGGAATTTATCCAGGGGATCAGTTTGCCAGAAGCGCAATGGGTGAAGGTTATGAAAAAGGCTTTTAAGGAAACAACGCTAGGCCATAACGCTTTTGGGATTGAGGTAACTTATGCAATAAAGGAATGAAAAGAAAACGATGGACCCAAGCCGAAACGGCAGAATTTGTGCAGCTGTACCCTACAACAATGGCAAAGGATTTGGCCGAGCGATTCGGTTGTTCAGTTGCGCAGATCTACCACAAACAGCAAAATACTGGCGTTAACAAAAGCACAGACTTTTTGCATCAATACTACAAGGCCAATTTTAAAGGGCACCCGGCAACCCAATTTCGCAAAGGAATGAGCAGCTGGAATAAGGGCACAAAAGGCGTAGTTACTGGCGGAGTTGAAACCCAATTTAAGAAGGGGCAAAATCCACACAATACAAAGCCGATAGGCTACCGAAGTACCCGCGATGGCTACATGGTTGAAAAGACGGCCAACGGATTTAAAATGGTGCACGTATTGATGTGGGAATCAATTAACGGACCAGTTCCTAAAGGTATGTTTGTGGTATTCAAAGACCGAAACAAGACCAACATCACACTGGACAATCTAGAGCTCATCGACCGCCACGAACATATGAGGCGCAACAACATCAAAAACTTGCCCGAGGAATTGAGGGAAGTATTAAGCATTAAAAGAAGTATCACAAGAAAAATTAACAAACTAGAAAAAAATGGCACGCAACAAAATTAATGATCTACGCGATCACCTATTTGAAACACTAGAACGCCTAAAGGATGGCGATATTGACATAGCAACGGCGAAGGCAATGGCCGACGTCGGGCAGGTTATTATAAACTCGGCAAAGTTGGAGGTGGATTTCATCCGCGCCACTGGATCAACAAAAGACAGTGGTTTTATTAAGTTGGGCGATGGCAATGAAAAACTGTTATGAGTAAACCAACCCACGCACGAATCGCCCACGTTGAAGTGACCGAAAACGGCATACTGATCAAAGCAATTCACTTACACGATGAAAATGGCGAGTATATTCGCGACGCTAAACTGAACGGGCAAATACTTTGCACGCTTACTGAGCACCTGCTTAAAATTACAATATGCAAATAACCTATCTGCCGAACATTAGACAGTCGGCAAAGCACCACACAATAACGATAGCGGATTATTTCGCATTAGTGCGATCTGGTCAGCATTTGGCTTTAATCGAGGCCTACAGGAATACCAAGGCGTTAAGCAAGGATGAGCAGGCGGAGGCAAAGCAACGGATTCCTGCGGTTACAATCTCGGGGGTGTTTAAAGACAACGTGAGCAATGCAAACCTCATCCAACACTCAGGGCTTATTTGTATTGATTTTGACGCTGTGGACGATGTGGCTCGATTAAAGTCTGAACTTGCCAAAGATCCCTATACATTCGCCGCCCTGCTATCCGTTTCGGGCAATGGATTGGCTGCATTGGTAAAGATTGAGCCAGAGCGCCACCTCGACGCTTTCAATGGACTCAAACAGTACTATTTCAAAAATTACGGTCAACTAATTGATCAGAGTTGCAAGAATGTGAGCCGCCTGCGGTTCCTGTCTTATGATCCGCTGCTTTATGTCAACGAGCAAAGCAAGACGTTCAAAGAGTACCCGAAAAAGGAGGCCAAGCCCAAACAAGTGCACACTGTGCTCACAGGCAATGAATTTGATGAATTGATTGATAGGATTTGCAGGGGCGGCTATGATTTGACAGAGGGCGCTTACAAAAACTATCTTGATATCGGCTTTGCACTGGCTTCAGAGTTTGGAGAGCGAGGCCGTGAGTATTTCCACGCCATCGCCGCCCAAAATAGCAAATACGATCATATTAAGGCCGATAGACAGTATAATTATTGCCTACGAGATACAGGGCAAAGCAAGATTGCAATCGGCACCTTTTACTATTACGCTAAACAAGCGGGCGTTGAGCTGAAAAGCCAGCAGGCCGTCAAGTTGGAGAACATTGCAAAAATGGCCAAAAAGCAAGGGCGTGCTCAGGAGTCGGTGGTTGAGATTGCGCGGTTGTCTGGAATGGACGTGGAAAAGGCAACAGAGACTGCCGCCGCAGTATTTGAGGCCAATGTTTCTCTGCAGCTCACAGGACAGACGCCCGTCGCGCTATGCCAGTTGTATCTGCAAAACAACCACCAACTGCACTATAATACGATCACGGCAGATATTGAGGATCGCTCAGTACTGTTCAACAATCGCCCTAAGATTCTGGATGATATGGCGCTAAATACGATGTATTTGCGCTTCAGCGAGTTGACTGATAACAAAATATCATTTGAGTTTTTCTGCCGTGTGATCTATTCCGAAATGACCCGCTATTACAATCCATTCGAGGACTTTTTGAAAGCAAATGAGTCAGTACAGCGCAGCCAATCCCTCATCGATGAGTTGGCCGCTTGCATAGAAACAACCACGCCGCACGTTGCAAAATATCTCACGCACTGGGGCGTTGGAATGATTGCAAGCGTTTACGGCCATACCTCGCCCCTGGTATTGGTATTGGCAGGCGAGCGCCAAAATACGGGTAAAACTGAGTTTTTTAGGCGCTTACTTCCCAAACCACTGGCCAACTATTACGCGGAGTCTAAACTGGACGGCGGCAAGGATGACGATATTTTGTTAACCAAAAAGCTCATTATCATGGATGATGAATTTGGAGGTAAATCTAAGTTTGAGGCCAAACGATTTAAGGAGTTAACGAGTAAGGCCAGTTTCTCAATCCGCTTGCCTTATGGGCGCACACACCGAGATTTGAAGCGCTTGGCAGTATTGGCAGGAACTACCAACGACTTGGGCCTTATCTCAGACCCAACGGGCAATCGCCGAATCCTGCCCATTAATGTGCTCGGCATTGATCACGCACGATACAACTCTATTGACAAAACTGCGCTGTTTATGGCCTTCTATGATCTATATCAATCGGGGTTTAATTGGCACCTTTCGAGTGAGGATATACTGCAACTAAACGAAAATAGCACTGAATTTAATGCAATTAATTTTGAAGCGGAATTAATAAACCAATATTTTAGAGTTCCGCAAAATGGTGATTATAGTGATTATTTAACAAATACAGAGTTGAAAATATATTTGGAGGTAAACAGCCAACAGCGGATTTTTGACACTCGAAAGTTGGGGATGGAAATGAAAAATTTGGGCTTCCAACAAGTGAAAAGGAAAGTGAATGGGTCAACAATGCGCTGCTATGCGGTTGTAAAAATAGCCAGACAATGAAAAACCGATTTCCTCTGACCACCGCTCAGCCCAATGTTTGTAAGGGTTTGACCAAAAGGTGGTCAGAGAGGCACGTAAAAAACATAGCTTCCCTAGAAAAATATTTTTCAAAATCCCATTTTTTTTATTTTGTAGTTCTGGAAAAGTCTTTGACTTTCTCTGACCACCTGACCACCTTTTGCCTTGCGCCCAATGATAGCGCGCCTTTAGAGGTGGCGTTGTATCGTTGGTGATCAATGCCGAGCACATTAATGGGCAAGATTCGGCGGTTTCCTGTTGGATCTGAGATAAGGCCGAGGTCGTTGGTAGTCCCGGCTAAGACGGCCAAGCGCTTCAAATCTCTATGCGTGCGCCCATAAGGCAAGCGAATTGAAAAAGACGCCTTACTCGTTAACTCCTTAAATCGTTTGGCCTCAAACTTGGATTTACCACCAAATTCATCATCCATTATAATGAGCTTTTTGGTTAACAAAATATCATCATCCTTGCCCCCATCCAGTTTAGACTCGGCGTAATAGTTTGCGAGGGGCTTGGGCAATAAACGCCTAAAAAACTCAGTTTTACCCGTATTCTGTCGCTCGCCTGCCAATACCAATACCAGGGGCGAGGTATGGCCGTAAACGCTGGCAATCATTCCAACGCCCCAGTGAGTTAAGTATTTTGCAACGTGTGGCGTGGTTGTTTCGATGCAAGCGGCCAACTCATCAATAATTTGCTGGCTTCGCTGTACCGACTCATTAGCCTTTAAAAAGTCCTCGAATGGGTTGTAATAGCGGGTGAGTTCTGAGTAAATAACCCTGCAAAAAAACTCAAATGATATTTTGTTGTCTGTTAATTCTGAAAATTTCAAATACATCGTATTTAACGACATATCATCGATTTGCTTTGGCCTGTTGTTAAATGTTACTGAGCGGTCCTCAATATCTGCCGTGATCGTATTATAGTGCAATTGGTGGTTGTTTTGAAGATACAACTGGCACAAAGCTACGGGCGTTTGCCCTGTGAGTTGCAGCGATACATTGGCCTCAAAAACTGCGGCGGCGGTTTCTGTGGCCTTTTCAACGTCCATTCCACTCAGGCGCGCAATCTCAACAACCGACTCCTGAGCACGCCCTTGCTTTTTGGCCATTTTGGCGATGTTCTCCAACTTCACAGCCTGCTGGCTTTTCAACTCAACGCCTGCTTGTTTAGCGTAATAGTAAAAGGTGCCGATTGCTATTTTGCTTTGGCCTGTATCGCGTAGGCAATAATTATACTGTCTATCGGCCTTAATATGATCATATTTGCTATTTTGGGCGGCGATGGCGTGGAAATACTCCCTTCCTCGCTCTCCAAACTCTGAGGCCAAAGCAAAGCCAATGTCTAGGTAGTTTTTGTACGCCCCCTCTGTCAAGTCATAACCGCCTCGGCAAATCCTATCTATCAGCTCATCAAACTCGTTGCCTGTGAGCACTGTGTGCACTTGCTTGGGCTTGGCTTCCTTTTTCGGGTACTCTTTGAACGTCTTAGATGCCTCGTTGACGTACAACAACGGATCATAGGAAAGGAACCGCAACCGGCTCACATTCTTACAACTCTGGTCTATAAGTTGGCCATAATTGCGAAAATAGTACTGCTTGAGCCCGTTGAACGCATCCAAATGCCGCTCTGGCTCAATCTTAACTAATGCTGCCAATCCATTGCCCGAAACGGATAGCAAAGCGGCAAAAGTATATGGATCTTTGGCCAGTTCATCCTTTAGCCGAGCCACATCTTCCACCGCGTCAAAATCGATACAAATTAGCCCTGAGTGTTGGATGAGGTTTGCATTGCTTACATTATCCCGGAAAGTCCCCGAAATCGTAACCGCTGGAATCCGTTGTTTTGCCTCGGCCTGCTCATCTTTACTTAGCGCCTTGGTATTCCTGTACGCCTCAATTAAAGCCAAATGCTGCCCTGAGCGGACCAATGCAAAATAGTCCGCTATTGTTATTGTGTGGTGCTTTGCCGATTGTCTTATATTCGGCAGGTAGGTTATTTGCATATTGTAATCTTCAGTAAATGCTCAGTAAGCGTGCAAAGTATTTGCCCGTTCAGTTTAGCGTCGCGAATATACTCGCCCTGATCATCGTGTAGGTAAATTGCCTTAATTAAAATTCCCTCTGGCACAACTTCAACGTGTGCAATTTTTGCGTGTGTTGGTTTATTTTTCATCTTTTTGCTGTCTTTTTTTCCATTCATCAATTACTTTTTTTATGGCTTCAGTGATCGTGCTGGCTTTTTGCATAGGAATATCGGAACCTTGCCGCCATTCATTGTAATAAGCCAAAATAATGATTGCCTCCTTTTCGCTCATAACAGCTTTTCATTACCATCGCCCAACTTAATAAATCCCGAGTCTTTTGTTGATCCAGTGGCGCGGATGAAATCCACCTCCAACTTTGCCGAGTTTATAATAACCTGTCCAACGTCGGCCATTGCCTTCGCCGTTGCTATGTCAATATCGCCATCCTTTAGGCGTTCCAGTGTTTCAAATAAGTGATCACGGAGATCGTTAATTTTATTTCGTGCCATTTTTTTCTAATTGGTTAATTTTTCGTGTAATACTTTTTTTAATGTGCAATACTTCCCGCAATTCCTCGGGCAAGTTTTTGATGTTGTTGCGCCTCATATGCTCGTGGCGGTCGATTAGCTCGAGATTGTCCAGCGCGATGTTGGCCTTGTTGCGGTCTTTGAATACCACAAAAAAACCTTTAGGCACTGGGCCGTTAATTGCCTCCCACATCAATACGTGCACCAATTTAAAGCCGTTGGCCGTCTTTTCAACAGTGTAGCCATCTCGGGTACTTCGGTAGCCTATCGGCTTTGTATTGTGCGGATTTTGCCCCTTCTTAAATTGGGTTTCAACTCCGCCCATCATTACGCCTTTGGTGCCTTTGTTCCAGCTTGTCATTCCCTTTTTAAATTGGGTTGCCGGGTGCCCTTTGAAATTGGCTTTGTAGTATTGATGCAAAAAGTCTGTGCTTTTGTTAACGCCAGTATTTTGCTGTTTGTGGTAGATCTGCGCAACTGAGCAACCGAATCGCTCGGCCAAATCCTTTGCCATTGTAGTTGGGTAAAGCTGCACAAATTCTGCCGTTTCGGCTTGGGTCCATCTTTTCCGTTTCATTCCTTTATTGCATAAGTTACCTCAATCCCAAAAGCGTTATGGCCTAGCGTTGTTTCTTTAAAGGCCTTTTTCATTACCTTCACCCACTGCGCTTCAGGCAAACTGATTCCTTGGATAAACTCCTGTATTTCGGTGCTGTTGTAGCTCTTATCCGTGTGCTCGATTTCTACTGTGATTACAAATGTTTTCATTTCTTCATCATCAAAATGTACCTAACACCCGACTGGCTGTAACCCAACCGCTCGGAAATCTCCCTAATTGAATACTTTAGATCCTGCCGCATAATCAATACGGCATACTGTTTCGGCGTGTAGCCGTTTAAATTTAGTTTCATAATTTTACTATAAAATTTTTAACTGCGCCACCTTCGGCGAATTCTCTCTCCCTGCGATTGGTATAGCCCTGCGTATAGCCTTTTGCATCCCAGAACCTACGCAACTCGCTGTAGTTTGCATAATACAGCACCCGCTCAATAAATGCCTGTTTGTAGTTTTTTCGGCTTTTAAGTTCCCATAAATCGGCTGGCGTTTTGGCAATCTCAAACAGATATCGGCCGTTGAGTTTTTCGTAGGCCATCAATTCCAGACTGCCGCGCTCGGCTTTCTTTTCGGTTGCAAATGCCTCACCGCAAAACTCACAGAAGCGAGCGGATGCGTAGAGCACAGCACCGCAGCACGGGCAATCCTTAACAGGTGCCACGCCTTGCCCTTTCTTATTCTCCATCCCAGCGAATGCCTTACCCCAATCGCGTGCCTCCTGCCAGAATCCTAAGCGGTGCACATTCTCGCCAAAGTCAAGGATAGTGAACGCCGATTTGTTGGCCGTCGGCCGCGATCCACGCCCAACCATTTGAAGCCAGAGCGCTACGGATTTGGTAGCCCTGTTCACAACCACAACCTCAATATCTGGGCAATCAAAGCCAGTTGTAGCAATTCCGCAATTAACGAGGATGCCATATTTGCTAGCGGTAAATTCCTCTATTAGGTCAGCCCTTTCTATTGCGCTTTGTTTTGAGTGAACGCAATAAACCCTCCCCTCTCCCAACTCCTTGGCGAAAGCCTCGGCCGTATTGATACTAGCCTCAATGTTCACGCAAAACACAATCGCCTTCTTATTCCTCCAACGCTTGCAATACTCACTCACAACTCCCTCATAAACTTTCGGGCGATTAAAAGCGTCATCCAATCCCTGCGCGGTAAATTCCCCCATCCTCGTGGCAATCTTTGACGTGTCTACTGGGTGCATTGCGTAGGTTATAGGATTGCAGAGATAGCCCTGCGCGATCAGTTCACCAATCCCTACCGAGTTAATCAGTTTGCCATAGCTTTGGGCCATTGGTGGCTTACTTACTGGCGTTGCAGTTGCGCCGATCACAAAGCCCTCAAAACCCTCCAGAATCTTGCGAAAGTTTCCAATGTGGGCCTCATCAATTACGAGCAAATCGTAACTGCTGAGATTCACAACCCCGCGCTTTATTTGATTGTTAAGCGTTTCCACCATCAAAATATCGCAGCGGTTTAATTTGCCCGCTTGGCTTAACAACTCACGCCTGTGGGTAATGATTGCCACCCTGCGCCCCTTTTCTAACACTCTACGCACAATCTCCGAAAATACAACTGTTTTACCCGCTCCAGTTGGAAGGCATAGCACAACCCGCTTAGCCTCCTTAAAAGCCCCGCGGATCTCATCAACTGCTGTCAATTGGTAAGGCCTTAGTTGCATATCCCGAGCAGCTCCTTTACTGTGTTGTAAATCTTCTGCACTGACTTATCGTATTCCAAAAAATCCCGCATCCTGCTATAACTGTTAATCGCTGTAGAGTGATCACGCCCCAAGCGTCTGCCAATTTCTGAATATCTTAGGGCGTAGTGCTGGCGCAGAATGTAAACCAACATATGCCGGGCATCCTTAATGTCGCCCTCCCTGGAAGTGCTTAGCAACTGCGCAGGGGTTACATCGCAAGCAATGCAAACAGATTGCATAACCTTGGCGAAGTCATCCATCTTGCTAGTAAATTTCACCTGTGGGCGCAGCAGTTCGTTTTTCAACCTTACCACCTCGGCCTCATATTTTGAAGTCATTTGCAGGATGCGCATTTGTAGCTCCTTATTCTCGCGTCTCGCTCTGCTGTATAGTTGTAAATAATCTGTAATCATTTGGCTTTATAATTGAATGTCTTGATAGTTCATACTGCTCGGCAACTTTGATATATTCCCTCATTTTGTCGCGCTCTTCGATGTTTGTAATCATAAAGCAGGCGTTGTAAATGTGCAGGGAGATCGTTTGTTCTGGTAGGTCAATCATTGCTCACCTCCTCCGTAGGTTTGTTCGTAGTATTGTTCTGCTATTTGTAAAGGATACCCTTCAGTTTGATTGCATTGCCCTTCATAATGAGCATCAATAATTCTTTCCTTCTCCATTGCTTTGGCTTTGTTATACCCAGTAATAAAAGCATTTCTTTCTGAATTACTAAATGGATAAAGTTTCATCGCTAATTCTGCAATATCCACTGCCGTTTGGTGTTTATTGTTTGTCATATCAATATTTTTAACATAATCTATCTTTTGTGCAAATGTCATAGGTTCGCTATTGCTAAATTGATTGTTAGGGTTTTCTTGTGGGGGTTGTTGGTTATTGTTTGTCATAGTGTTTGCTCCCTTGCGAAAATTTTAAATGTGTTTCCTTTACCATCGTCAAATACAAGATTTGAATAACATGTATTATCAAGTTTGATAATCAATTCTTTTTTTCCTCCAATTGGTTTGGATATTGGTATTGGATTATCATCATTGAATTGAAATACCCATTCTACATTGTCATAAGTTGCAATTCCGATTGGCACTGCCGTTTGGTGTTTATTGTTTGTCATTGCTCACCTCCTCCGTAGGTTAATGGAACTTCAATTACCTGCACTCCGCAATGGTCTGCGTTATCCCATAAAGTAGAATCATCACAATTTAGAATCTCTAATAAATGTCTTGCTTCTTCTTCCGTTGTTTCTTTAGTATTGTAGATGATGAGAGTTCTTTTTGTTTCTAATCCTCCCAATGACCTAATATGGTTTTCTATAATTCCATCAATTACGCTTTCATTGTATTTTTCAATGTATGTTTTCATTGATATCATTGAGTTTAATACTTGTTGTTCTGTGTATAGTTTCATTGCTCACCTCCTTTGTATGTTAAAATTTCTTTTTTATTAAATGTAATTTGAGTAAGATTCCAACCGTCCTTATCAAAAATATTTAATTCAAACCTATCTGCAAATACAATTTTCATTATTGCACTTATCTTATAAATAAGTATCAATGTTCTATTTTTAATTACTCTCATTTGTTACCTCCGTATGTTTGTTCGTAGATAATTTCAATGTCTTTATCTTCGATATTTACAACATCTATAAATTCCTTAGCAAATTCAATCATCTGCTCCTTCTCCATTTCTTTGGCTTGTTCAAAAATGTCACCTCTTTTTAAGGAATGCCATTCTGGTTTACGTGTTTGTTTTTCCAACCACTCCACCGCCGTTTGTTGTTTATTGTTTGTCATTTGTTTTCTATATGATTGTACGTTAACTGACATACCCAAGCGTTTTCTAGTTCGTAAATCCCACAAGTCAATAACGCATTATCGTAATCTTCAAATATCTTCACATTGCCATCGGGATCTTTGAAAAATTCTTTGCTGATAATGTCTACAATGATGTATTTAGCCATTGTTACCTCGTTGTATTAGAAAATGCATCAATTTTGCACCAAATAAAAATCCCTTGTCCCATTCATCCATTAATCCATGAAGCGGTTTAATTCCATTTTTAAGTATTTCCTCATCACTTGGTAGTTCGATGGGGGTTAGTGAGTTTACAATATCACATTCTTCTGATGTTATTAGATAATGATATTTGTCTGCCATTTGAATAGCCTTAAATACTTGTTCTTCTGTGTATAGTTTATTGTTGCTCATTGTTATGTAAATTAATCCAGTCGTTAAAAGTTATAGTTGGTAAATTATTTATTACACAATTTGTTATGAAAGTTGCGTAATGTTCTGCTTGTTGTTTTTGCATTGCTTTGGCTTGTTCAATAACCATTGAAAAAAAATGCTTTTGCTCTTGCGTTAGTGATGGTTCAATAAAGGATAATAACCACTCAACGCTACTTTGTTTATTGTTGCTCATAGTCCTGTTGGTTTAGTTAAAGGTTTGTTTAAATCCACATTCGCTGTGTCAGTGCTTGTCATCATAAGCAGTGTTGTTTTCCAATGTATCTCACTTTCTTCTGTGATTTGTTCTTTACAAAATTTAATGATTGACAAGTACACCCCTTTGTGAATACTTGAATCGTTGTCCATTTGTTTTTGGCAAAATTCAATGATTGAATCCACTGCCGTTTGTTGTTTATTGTTTGTCATCTTCTTCTTGTATCAGTTTAAGGTAATACTTGTGTTGGTATTTGTTTGATGTGTCTACCACCAACTCGTGTTCTTCTCCGCAGTGACTGCACTCTTTGTTTTCCTCAATGTACTCTTGGATGTCGTGATTGTCCGGCTCCCAATCCTCGTAGGATTCGCGGTCCGTATCAACATTTAGTTTCAAACACTTGCAACACTTCCAACTCATGGACATGTTGTATGTTATCTTCTCGTTGAGGTTGACTTCTACAGGGCTACCATTCTCCGCTTCGCTGAGAGCGTTCTTCAGTAATGCGATCTGCATCTTGTTGCCTATCTCTAATGGGACTTCCTTTCCGTCCACATAGAATTTTCCATTGCGTAATATCATAGGTTTATGTCATCAAGTAGTTCGCTTTCCTCATCCTCGAAGTATGAGTCATTAAAGTATTTAGCCATGTCTCCATGCAACTCGAATGGCTGAGGCTTTTTGATTGATGCGACTCTGTTACGCAACAGCATCTTGAATGCATTGCGAACGTGTTGGTCGGTCATGTCATCCACGTTGATGACAACACCGGCCCGAGTGGTCCAGTAAAGATTGTTCATAGTTCTCCGATAAGATTTGCTTTTGTTACTACAAATATAATACAAAAGTATTACATCACTTTATTGATTCTTTTATTTTTTCTTTTAATTCTTTGAGTTCTTCCAACCACTCACCAAGCACTACAATTTTCTGCGGATCTTCAAACCCGTATCGTTCTTGAACGTCTATGTTCTCTTCAATCTGATCAATGATTGTGTGTAGTCTTCTGAATATTTCTTGGTGTGTCATGGTAGTAAGTGTCTTCAAAGACACTCAGAACTTCCCTGTTTTGTTGAACAGCATAGCGTTCATGCACTGCCGGTCCAACCAACAAAAGAAGTTCCAAGTCTTTTTGATTGCTTTAATCATGTTCAAATATAATTAACCGAATACAATTTCTCCCATCAACAAGTATTGGAACACAGCATCTGCATCTTCTGCGTCAAAGTCCTCGTTCAATATGTTGATCAAACAACCAAGCACTCCCTTGTCGTTGTGTATCGTGAGCATGCGTTGGGCGATTAGGTCGCGGGTCAATACCCCGAGTTGGTCTCCGCTCTCTACATCTTTCACCGGTACCTTGACATTGTATTCATGGATGGCTTTCCATGTGGCCTCAGAGAATGATCCATTGGGCACCGCGTTACGGATGGTATCGCATGTCTTGTTCGACAGGTAGGCCCAGTAGTTACTGCCACCCTCGAGTGCCGTAACGAATAGGTCTTCCATTGTTTGATAGGCGATGGGTAACATCACCATTAGTTCTTTTTGTTCAGTGTTTGCTTTCATCTTTTTCTTGTTTTAGTTTGTATAATGCTACCATTGCGATGAATAGGAACGACAACCCTATGCCACCGGCTATGATTTGTGCAGTGATTGGATAGTGAACGATGCACCACCCGTAAAGTAATCCGCTAAGGATTGTCGTAAATACTATCGCAAAGTTTCTCATGGTCTCTAGCTGATTGATTTGTAGATACGAGTTGAGCCATCGTCCATGATGGACATCTGAGGTTTGAACTTTTTCATTGCAGTTTGCACCGTGTCGATGAACCGCTCTCTGTTGTCGGAGTCCAGGTACAACAAGCGATCGATGATCTCTTGCACGAACTCGCGCCTCTCTTCTACCGATGTAATTCTTTTGCGTCTCATATGCGGTCCTCCTTTTCTATCTCCTTGTTGTCAACCAATAGCACATCACCAAGCAGGAGAATGCCAGCCATGCTTGTCGCTATTGGGTTAGGTTCCAATCCAATCAGCGCTGCGTCTTCGTTAACGCAGAACGTCATGTCAAGATTTGTACGGACATACTCGATGTACCCACCGACTGCCTTTTGCTTTTTGTTTAGGTCTGATGCGTCATACTTGTCGATCACATCACCGTGTCTTGTAATTAGTATTGCCATGTTCTTAGTGTTTGATTTCAAATTCTACATAATCTTTGTCGAGACTCCGGCGAGCCAAGACTTTGTAATCGTCATTGGTAATCTCAGTCAGCGCACCATACGAGTAGCCATCGGCACCATACTGGGATTGGTTGGTAATATACGACATCGCACAATACCACTTGTCTCCCGGCTTGATTATCTTGTACTGCTCTCTTGGCATACCCTGTACTGCTTTGTCATTCCTGTAATCTTCGCCATCGAAGAAACCAATCTGCTCGCTATGCACCTTGATGATTAGCTGATCAGGCGTCGACAGCATGATGCGTGAATCCTCATGTGTGGCTTTCAACTCTTGGATGTTCATGCTTAAATCGAACGACACATCAACACACCACACACCCTTGCGGACACGCTCGAATACTAAGCAATCTACTGTGTCGCTGACGACACAAGGATCTGATACCACCATGATGCCTGACTTGTTAATAAACTTGAATCGTAAGTTAATCATCTTCCTCCAAATATTGAAAAGTTATTTGTCATTGCCAGTGTAATGATTGAATTAGTTGTGTCTTCTGATACCAATAAATCACGCTTCAATATGTCCTCGTCGAAGTACCTTGAGCATAGCACATACCGCACCAACTCTGCCTCTATGTACTGATTGATTCTCATGCGCACCTCGTCACTGGCTTCCTTGTACAAACTTCTTTGCTTTACAATTGATACCGCGTAGTTTACCTCGCGAATTAATAATGATTCTAAATCTTTTATTGTCATATGTCTTCTATTAATTAACCTTCCCAAAGCATGATCGTTCCCGGATCGTGCCATTCAAAATACCATCCATTGATCTCTACAAAATTGTGGAGTTTAGGATTGACACCAAAGGTATCGTACCACCTCTCGCTGTGGTAGTTGAACCATTGGTCGGTGCCCTCTGCCGATATCCAAACACCGCCAATGGCGCCGTTGAATTCTTCGGTGATGCCCACCACATTAACGCCCTTCTCTTGAAGGGATTTGATAATTTGTTTCCTTGTCATAGTTATGAGTGATTGAAAATGTATACTGATTTACTACCCTTCCCTCTTACACCACTGCACAGCGCACACTTACTGCATGTACTCTTGAAGCCAGCCTCGCTTGATGCCGGGCAGTTGACCATGCCGTCGTGCTTGGTGTGGGTGCTGTCGTCCATGAACGCGCGCCATCCCATCGTCTCTGCTGTCTTGGTCTGCTCTACATCATGCGTCGATGCCATAAAGAAATCTCGGTAGTAGTACGCCCATGGCTTGTCCCATTGGTGTGTGTACCCCGACCATGTCTTGGCTACCACTGAGATACATCTCAACAATGAGATTGGTATGAGTGATGGCTCGCCATAGGTACCGAACCGTACATACCTTCTGTTGCACATCGCCACCACATCCGCACCGATCTGATCGCTGTATTGTGGTATGTCGTCCCATGATTGGTATTGGTTACCGATGCTACGCAGTTGCGATAGCATACCCGAATACTGCATCCGCTTGTGAGTGTAGCAACCCTTCAACTCTGCGCCATTGCTCATTGCATACGGGCAGTCCAAACATACATCGCCGTCCTTGCTGAAGAACGATTGCATGCTCGTCTTGGATTGTGCATTCTCAAACTGATCTCTACTGTAGTGGTAGGTCTGAATGATCTTCTCACCTTTGGGTGCGATCTTGTCGTTCGTGGTCTTGTCCAAACGGACAACACACAGGGTGTCCCCGATAATAAATTCAGTTCTCATGTTTGCTTTTGTTTTTTTGTGTCTTCGAAGACACGACACTGAGCAACCAACAAAAGATGCCGTGTCCTCTCCAACACAATACAAAGGTAATACAATTCTTCTACAATTCCAAATTGCATCCCCATTTGTACACGGTTATAGACTGTCGATGTCCTCCAATCTTGATTCTTGTTCGTCCAAGTAGTCAGAATAGTAATCGAGCAGTTCCATTGTGTAGTCGGGCTCGAGCCCTCTGTCTTGCAATATCTCTTCTGGGTCTGCCCCATGGTCAATGAGCCTACACATCGTGCGTATCTCGCTCGCCGCGTCGCACTGCCCGTAGTCATCCTCCCGGCATAGTGCTTCTAATAGTGTCATCATGATAAGTTATGTTGGTCTAATAATTCTTGTGGTACGGGTTCGTATTCGCTGTAGTCGTAGTAGTAGCCGGCCTCGACACCTTCTCGGACAGGGCTTTCGCATATATCACTCATCAACTTGGTGATCTGTCCGTTGTCGGTTTCGATGCCCGTACCTTCCCACTCCGGTGCTTCGTACTCCTCGAACAGTTCGAACACCCCATTCTCGTACTGCACATAGCCACCCCACCCCTGCTCTTCCTCGTAGTGGAGGATGAAGTTGGGAAAGTCCACCGCCAATGCCTCCAATATGATCAGATTGAATGGTGCCCATGCCGTGCTGAATCGAATCGTGTCGCCATCCACCTCGTGGTCGTAGCATCCCCACTTGGTGCCCCAATTTTGGAACGCCCAGTCATACCAATTATCCACCCCATACTTGCGCATCAACTCCACCTGCATTTTCTTGGTGATGACCTTCTTCCTGCGTACGCCATACGGATCGTCCTCATCGGTGATCTTGGCATTCTCCTTCATGATTTTGTTGTACTCGCGCTGAGTTACCACCTTCGTTGGCGATGTGGTATTACGAATGTCGTCCGGCATGGGTCGATAGTACCCACACAATCCGTTAAGTGTTGAGGCAATGACCTCAAGTTTCTGTCTCTGCTCGTCACTCAAATCCGTGAACGAGATCCTGTTGTAAACGTGGTTTGGCATAGTGTTATCTATTTATTTTGTGGTATAGTTGGGTGATGGCGTTCTTGAATGTATCTCCTTTCATTAGGCCATCGAGTGAAGGGTACTCTATGGTTCGGATGAAATACTCTAAGGTTGGCATCAGTTCGTACTGGCGCAGTCCGTTCTTGGCACGAAACAATGTTGGTGCTTTCGCGCTGATTGTGAACCGCTCGTCGTACCCTTGAGTCTTTCCGAACCAAACAGTTTCACCGCAATAGTCCGAGCCGGGGCTCCTGTGAAGCGGATCGCAGTCCACCTCAATACCCAACTTCTCGCACTCGGATATCAAGTACTTCATGTCCTGCTCGAATTGCTTGCTCAACTCCGCATAGATGGCTCGGTTCTTGATTTCAATGGCCTCGAAGTCACGCTTGGTCTGATTGATTTCGTCGAGCAAAATGTCCGCGAATGATGTTGGCTTGGGGTAATCGTTCATCGCCATAAATTCTTCCGTAATCTTGGCGATCAGTTGTTGTTGGTTTTCAGTTAGTTGGTTCATAATGTTGTCCTAGTTTGTCCCATAAGTTTGCTCGTAAGCCTACTTCTAAATTGTCTACATACACCTCGATGCATTCATCGAGTTGCTCGTTCCATACTTCGACGCACACGCCGAATACGGTGTTTTCTGCGGTGAACCCCTTACTTTGGTACCACGCCACTGCTTTTTGTTCCTGTGTCATATCGTGTGAATTAATACGGCTCCGCTTTCGTTTTGGTAGAACATGGCTCCGCCGTCGTTGCCTTCGTCATCTGCTTGTGGGATGAGAAGAGATCCGTCAGTGAACCTGATTACGAGTGGTCTGCTATGCCACCCTGCCTCGTCCGCTTCTTCTTTGGTCATGTAGCGTACGCTTGAGATTTTCTTTGTCGCTAAGAACATGAAGTTGTTTGCGTATTGTTGGTCTGTCATGATAGTTGGTTTAAGATTTGTTGTTTGATTTCTTCAGTTGTTATCCGTGTTAGGTATGAGTCCAATTCATCCTTGAGTCCGCTTGTCTCGTGGTCGTATCCGTAGTACCCATAGCATGAATCAATCTCCTCAGTGTCTTCGAAGACACGCACCCCATACACCTCGCCGTTAATGTAGTGAGCGAACTCCTTGAGTTCTTCGGTGACATTGATGTATGCCTCGTGTGCATTGCCCTCGTTGCTGACGATGAAGCCAACTTGCCCCGAGTCGAATGGGCACTCGAACGAATTGACTGATAATGCCACACCGCCATGGTCGTACATGTACACTGGGTACACCCACTTATACTCCTTGTCCAATGCATCCTTCATTTCGTCCCACGATGCGTAATCGCCGTGTCTGATACCTACCTCGTTCGGAAAGAGGTAGTGTTTGTGGAACATCACGAACTTGGTCGCATTGTCCCATGAGCGTGGGCTGTCCGCAAATTCGTCGCAGATAATCTCTACCGAGATGTTTTCTACCTTGATTTCTTGTTGTGTCATAATCATTTTGTGTCTTCGAAGACACTTCTTTTGGTCATCATATCTATTAACTCGTCACTTGTGTATGTGATACTCGGATCGTCCGAGTCCACCGCTTCGATGAACCCCTCGCGTAGATCTTCGTCAATCTCATAACTGTCCATGTACTCACGCAAGTATTCGTGTATGCTATACTCCTCGTGTGTGGTGAACAACTTGGCATTGGTGTACCCACCCCGTGCATCGCACCCACCATGGATCTGCAACAGCAAGTACACGTCGCCGTTGATTTCAACCCAACTGCCCTGCAGTATCTGCGATAGATCCGAGTCTCCGTTGTAGGTGTTGAATGTGTACCCCACTTTGACCTCGAACTTGGATTTGAGCCAATCCCATTGTGCCTTGCTCACACCATACACCTCGTCATCCGCATCCCAATCCCTGCATGGCATGGCGTTGAACTCCTCACATATCCAGTCCGTGTCCAACTGCGACAGGAAGTGGAACACCGATACAGTTCTCTCCAAATAGTTGCCACTCTTGTGGTAGGTGTACATCTCCTCGGGTTCGTTCTCGAAGTCTTCGATCGTCCGTGCTTGGTTTCGCTCCCATGCCCTGCCGTATGCACCCCCACTATCGAGGGGGTGACGGCCGGTGTTCTCGGTGAGCATGTCGAAAATTAGTTGCTTGATTCGCATGACAATTCATCTCTTAAGTTAACCATCAACTGATAAGCCCAATCCTTGATTGTGCCTTTAACAGAGTATTCCCATTCCAACTCGACTGATATCTCCATTCCACATACACTTGTGTCCATCTCCACCATGTCCGTGAGATACATGTCTGACCTGAAGTTTTCCGACATCTCCTCTGCGATGCGTCGAATCACCTCGTCGGTGAGTGTCATCGAAGACACTTGTGTTGCCTTGGCTTCTGCAAGTAATGCTTGCATCTGCTGTAAATTTGCCTCGGTGCGTTGCACCATTTCTTCCATGATTTGAATTTGGTTGTTCATATTTTTTTTGTTTTAATTGGTTGCGTTTGTTGTGTCTTCGAAGACACTTTCTTTCTCATATTCTACAAGTGGCTTGTCAGTGCCGTCAACTTCGTTGAACACTTGTATTAGTTCGTTTACATACGTCACATAGAAGTCGGGATGGAACATGGATATACGCCCATTGGCCGTGTCTTCCCTGTCCTTGGCGTAAATTGCCGGGATTTGTTCCACCAACTCCATCGTGTCGTGCTGAAGCCTCTGCATTAAGTACGATGCGTAGATCGGATGCATGTTTCGGATGGCTTTCGCCAATTTGTCTTGTGATTTCATGATTTTAGATTTCTTAATAGTAGTTCTACTTTTGATAGTTGTTCTAAGTTCCATATTATACCGTCTCTGCTGTCTAACTCTGAGTTGTACTCAATCTCTAATTGATGTTGTGCGTTACCCACAGCGAGAATCATCTCATTCAATTCGGTGTCTGACAAATCCGCCTTTGGCGTCTTTGTGTCTTCGATGACACTTTCTGTTAGTATTCCACCCCACTCAAGTGCCAACTTCTCCAAGCATGGAAGCAATGCCATATACACCCACTCATCTTGGATCGTAGCCACGCATTCCGCATGGACGCTCGTTTCTATATATACTTTTATCATTACAATAAGCCCTCCTCGGCCATGGATGTGTGTGAATCTAATGTGAGAATGATGTGGTCTACCAACTTGATGTCAAACAATTCAAGCCCACGCTTGACACGATCGGTAATTTGGATGTCCGCATCCGACGCCTGTGTCTTGCCACTCGGGTGGTTGTGCATCATAATCACTGCGGTTGAATTGCACATGACCGCACCTTGCACCAAGCCCTTGATGTCAACCACCGTGGACGTGGTGTTGCCCTTTGACAACTGCAAGAACCCAATGGGGCGGTTCGCATTGTTGAGATACCCCACCCACATTTCTTCGTGGTGTTCCATCACGTCTTCGGGAAAGATACCACGAAAGAAGTTCGCCGCGTGTTCGGAGTTCCTAATCTGAGTTTTGATGAGTTTCTCATCCAAGTTGGTGCGTCGGTATCCAATACTGACCTCACCCAAGAACCATTTGTTTTTCATATGTTGCTTTTGCTTTGCCTTTGGTTACGGTCACTCGGTGCTTGCACCGTGTGATTGTGTCTTCGAAGACACTTTGTCTTTTATTTCTTGTGGCGTTTCCATTACACGTATCGTGCCTATCATCGTGGATACGATGGAGCCAGTGCCGTCTTCGTTTGATACATAGTAAATTGCCTCGGGGTTTACCAATACTCTTTGGATACCACCACTTGCCATGATTTGTTTGAGTGTGATTAACATAATTGTTTTGTTAGTTGGTTGGTGTGGGTTTCGATTAAACCATAGGCGTTGCATACATCCTTTGCGAATACTTCTATCTCAATTTGTGTCTTCGAAGACACTTGCTCGAGTAAGTAATAATCGGCGATGGTTTGTAACATCTCCTTGTACATACACACAGCCCGTTCACGGGTGCATTTGTTGAACGTCATCAACTGCATGATGACCTTTTCTGATAGTGTCTTCGAAGACACTTGATTTTGTTGGTTATTCATAGTGCTGTTTATTAGAACAATACAAAGATACTACAAAGGTATGACACTACCAAATCTAACTGCGGATAATCCACAGCCATGAACTTGCCTTGCCTTGTTGACGTGTCCGCATCGTTTCGATGCGTCCTTGTGTCTTCGAAGACACTTGCCATGATTAATTTGTTGCGTCTTGCCATGCCTTAATTGAACAATACAAAGGTACTACAAAAATACTACATTGCCAAATCAAATGGCGATCCATCCACGGTTATGAACTGGCTGTGCCTTGCCATATAAACCACTGCAAAACGGGTTGCAAATTTTATGCGTCCTTACCTTTCCGCTTCGCGTCTTTGTGTCTTCGAAGACACTTTCCACCATATGCGGACGCAATGCGAAGCGATGCAATGCGAAGCGAAGCGGACGCGTCGTATACTTTCCACCATCAAAATGATGGGCTATTTTAAGCCCATTTTAGGCGATGAAATACGGCGTTAATAGGTAGGTATACCAAAGGGAAAGATAGTTGTTTATAGGGCTTAAAATGGGGGACAAATTGAAGCCAATATAAAACAATAAAGCCCCAATAAAGGGGCTATTGATTGGGGGGTAAATTGATAGGGCTATAAACAAAAATAGCCCCAATTACGGGGCTATCTTTGTGGGTTGGTTGGTCGGTTACGCCGTCGCCGTTTCGGTTGCGGTCGGTTTCTTTTTTACCTCCTTTTTGGTTGCGGTCGGCTTTGCGGTCGTCGCCTTTTTGATGGCAAAGGTTGACAAAATCGAGGGTTTCAATACCTCATTGAAAAAGGCGTTTATCTCAATTAAGGTAAAATTGGTTTTGTGGGTGTGGTCGCTGTACATGGTGAGCGATTTGTTGCCCTCCTTGATTTGCCACAAAATCACTTTCCTATCTTCGCCATTGCTACGCAAATCGGCGATACTTTCCGTGTCCGCGTCCGCTTCGCCTTTGTGGTCGTCGAAGTTCTTCGCCCATGTGTTGAGGGCTTCAATAGAACGGGCAAAATCTTTGCCGTCTTTTTCCGCTTCATCGCATTTGTCTATAAACTTGTTTATCACGGGTTTGGGCAGTTCACCCACCTTGATAAGTTTATAGTAATACGATTTTTGAAACCCGTAAACCATTTTAATAAGGTCGTCTTTTTTCGGCAATTCTTTAGAGGTCGCCCCGCCGTCCTTTAGTTTGTCCGTCGCAGTGGTACAAAAGTTGTTAAATTGCTCCTTTGTTTGTGCCAAAAGTTGGGCAAGTTCCAAAGACGTCATAAACCTTTGTTTTTCCGCATCATTCACCTTTGAGGTCAAAGATTTTACGGCTACCAAAGAAAGGGCTTATTGTAATGATAAAAGTATACATAGAAACGAGCGTCCATGCGGAATGCGTGGCTACGATCCAAGATGAGTGGGTGTACATGGCATTGCTTCCATCCTTGGAGAAGTTGGCACTTGAGTGGGGTGGAATACTAACAGAAAGTGTCATCGAAGACACAAAGACGCCAAAGGCGGATT